CAACCAACGGTGTTGATACAACAACACAAAGCACAACATTTTATGACACAACAAATCATAACTATCAAACCAATCCATATTCTAATCAGCTTACACTTGCACCAGATGCACAAAACCAGCACGGCACACTTACTGTAAGATTTAGTTTTGATATACAAGGCAACAAAAATTACAACGGTGGGCATGCCGGCGTTGACGTGCGCGATCCTGTAGTCACAGTTGACTATAATACTTTGTCAACCACCACGTCTACTAGTGTAGTTTATTGTTGGCAAAAGAACCCACCAACCTGTCCTGGTCAAGACGAGATAGAAGACGTGCAGGAACAACTAGAGCAGTTTGAGTTGATGGAGTTTACAATACCAGAAGATATATTTCTTGCACCACCACCAGAAATTGAATACACATTCAATCCTGTCTTTGAAGAGATAGAGGTCGTAGAAGAGTTTGACATAGTTGCGATGGATGAATTTTTTTTTGAAGATGACTATTTCGAAGAGCCTATCATGGAGGAGTTTATTCCAGTCGATGTTGTTATGGTTGAAGATTTAGATTGGAATGATTCTAATGTAGAATTATTTGAAGAACTGCCTCCGATGGAGGAGGTGTTTATGGAAGATGTAGTTATGGAGGAGATGTTTACAGAGGAATTTACAGAGGAGATGCAAGAAGAGTTTATCGAAGAGGTCTTTGAAGAAGTTGTAATGGAAACAGAACCTGAACCCATCGAAGAGAAACCTGCGATGGAAGAGATAAAAGAAGAATCAATCGAAGAGGAGATTGTAAATGAAGAAG